CGTATCATTTCAGTAACTCTGATGGCACGCGTGCCTACTTGTTGTGCCCATCGACTATCCATGAACTCGTCTGCCGCAATATCAAACTGTTCGCGTGACATGGCCTCGAGGGCCTTTACGAAACCGCGCAATCTAGTCAAACCAAGGTTGAAACACATGTCGATCATTGCATCTTGACGCGCTTCGTTGATGCCATTGAACCAAAAGTATGTGTCGGCAAGTTCGCTCTTTACTCGCGCTATATCATTCGCCAGCAAATATTCAATTTCATCGTCAGATAGCCCAAGGCCAGACTCTGAGATATTTCTGCCTACGCCTATGGTTTCATACCCAGCACTGCATAAATAAACTTTGGATTTGACGCCTTCATGGCGTTTGATCATGTCAATCAACTGACCCATTATTTCTCCCGTGCTACGGAATTGACCTTCTCGTAGCTTCTCATTGCGCCCAATCCGAGCATACCCATCATAACGGGCACAAGAAGCGTTGTATCTACTTCAGGCACCTCCATCCATATCCCTAATACGTTAGCTACAATCGTGTTGTATAGCAGCCCTACCGCACAGATCCAGCCGATAGCAGGTCGCCACCCAGCTACAAACAAACTCTTGTGTGCAGCTTCCATCTTGTTGATTTCAAGCTGGCCTTTGAGCGCCTCATGCGAGTGTTTTTCACTCATCGTCGCTATTTCATGGGCTAAGGCGTTCTTCTGATCCTTGTCTTCTATGAACTTGTCCAGCAGTCCAGTGACCGGCCCAACGAGTGATGCAACAATACTCATAATCTATTTCCTATTTGACCATGCTTGTGCGCCAAAAAACGCAGCTAGGATGCCTGCAACGGATACAAAGTAGACTGCCGCCATATCGCCTAAGATAGAGGCAGCTTGATTCATCCCGAAGAACTCACTGACAACCACAAGGCTTGGATAGAGCAGCATTCCCCATAGCGCAAACCAACTCATAGCACGTTGGGCATCTGCTCGTTCATGCCGTAATCGTAGTTCTTGTAGCTCTCTGCTAGTTTGTAGCTCTTCGTCAGTAACAATGCCATCACCATCCGCATCGTATTCGGCGTATTCAGAACCTTCTTGTAGCTTCTTTGCTGCCATATCAGTCATAAAATGCAGTATTTGGCGGTACTTTAACAGGGATACAGTAAGCTGTAATGTTCTCTTGATTGTTCAAGCGCCTACCCTCTATCGGCTTAATAGTTCCTTGTTCTAGCCAATATGCAAACTGATTGCATCTGTGAATGTTGCGGAAGTGAAATCTACCCGCGACTTGCTCGCCTTCTACTAACATGACTAACAGGAACGCCATAATCATGTCATATTCAGCCAATAGCTGGCGGCAAATAAAAATGTTGGCCCTGCTATGCCGGTAATCAGAAGTGCCCATAAAATTTTTTCCAACAGGCTCACCCAAACGCTTTGATGATCAAAACGACAACCGCAATAGCAAGCCCACCCCCTATGATGAGCGTAGTGCCGCCAACAAGAATTTGTTGAATGAGTAGTTGTCTGTCGCGTTTCCTTTTTGCCACTAGTCTTGCGTGCGCCCTCCTGTCATGTTCTTGCTGCCGTATAGCAGCATCGTAATCCTGTAACAACTTAGGGTCTGCGACGAGAAGCAAATCCCTCAAATCTTTTTGGTATCGCTCTTGGTTCCTGCGAAGCATTTGTAGCTTCAAGATGTCATTTTTAGAGAGCGCATTGAAAGCAGAACTTTTGCGATCCACCTCGAAGCTGTTAAGAGCTTCACCAAAGTCCGAGACCAAAGCCATAGCTTGCTGAACATTGGCCTTGCCTTCATTGACGTTCTGTATAACGGTATTGATCTGCTGGAGAAGCATGCCAGCGGCTGCAACAGACTCAATTATCATGTCTCACCCCATAAAGAACTGCGGCAAAGCTGCCGCTGCAATCAATGCGTACAGTCCGTAGATAAGATGTTCTAGGTGTTTGAACTTCGCAGAACCTTCTGCAAGACGCTCTTCGATACGCTGGTAACGCAGGGCACACTCTCGCTCATGCGCGTTTACCTCGTTTAGTGCTTGTTCGCCTTTATCACTCATACCGATACATTCACTCGTTGGGTAGGCGCTAGTGGTTGCGCCTCAATCTTGTTGCCTTCTTTGGTGTAGATCGTCGGTATTATTGTTTCTACCGCTTCGCGCACAGTCTCGCCTTCAGCACCCGTTTTCAGGCGCTCCTGCTTTTGTACCGCTATCTGCTTCCAACTTATCTGAGCAGTATCATTAATGCTTATGTCCATCTTGCTCACCCTCGACAGGAAAACAATTGATATTGGCGGCTACTGTCCTTCGCTCGCCTTCCCCCTGAAAAGGGTAGACCATATGCTGCATCCAGCTTGGAAACATATATAGCCTACCTACCTGCGGCCTTACTACGACATTCTGCGTAGGTTTTAGCCGCTCTCTGTCCCATGTGCTGCTTTGCCCGTAATTGAAGCAAAGACAGCCATCGCTTTCGCCAGAGGCGTTATACAGCCCGTACTCTTGCGATCCCGGCCTTGGCCCCTGCACTATCTGTGTCGGCACCTTAGTCCATGTCGTACAACTAATCCCCATAACCGTCTTAGTGCCATGATCGTGGATCGGGTTGTAGTCCCCTGCATAGCTATGCACTGACCATAGCTCATCCATCTCGACGTTTCTGTTGCCGTCCAGCACCTGACCAGATTGGGCCATAAACTGGTTGATGTAATTGACCCCCATCTCACACAAGAACCTAGAAAACGGTGCAAGCCTTGGATCTTCGTGATCCATAACAAGCTGCTCACCTGTCTTGATCTGGCCTACCAGCGTATGCGCTGCGCTGATCTTATCTTCTTGTGTGACTAACTCATCAAGATAGTCATTACACGATTCAACAAACTCTGTCGGGATGTCCAACTCCATCAGAAACACTGACGGAAGCGGGTGCATCTGAAACTGTATTTCAGCCATTTACGACTTCTTCAGTCTCTTCCTCACCTTCTTCGTCCTGTTCTGGCTCAACGAGTTGCGCGTCAGCTTGTACCTTAATCTTCATCATCAAAGGCCAAGTGCCTGACTTACTTGGCATATCGCCAAGGATCGCTAGGATTGCATTGATCTCGTTTTCTTCTAGGCTAATTTGCACGGTCTATTTTTCCTTATGGTGTATATGCTTTGGCTGCGGTAACAGCAGAATCTATGGCGCTGAAGTCTTCTGACCCCCAATCGCCTAATGCCTTGCCGTATTCTAAATATCCAGCACTACGCAGTACACGCTCCTGCTTCTCAGCATTCGTCATGTCGTTGTAGAACTCGTTGTTTGCATCAAGCACACTAGTGATGACATTTGCGCCATCCAGCATCGCTTGATACATCTTGGCTTTCTCTTCAGCGGTTCTTGCTTCATCAGTCATGGATTAAATCCTTAGTTTGGTTTGGTTGGCATATACGTTTCGCAGACTGTTCCATCCCAAAGCGTAATACCTGAAAAATCAAGACCACTTGTGATGTCTCTCAATGACTGTCTGTAAGTAGCCCACTCAGTTTTTTTTGCATCTGTTAATGGAGAGTCATTGAATTGCGTCCAATCAGACTCTTGGAGTAACTGATTTCTACGCCTTCTAACATCCTCCATCATCATGTTTTCTACGTTCATATCACACCTCTAAAAGAGAAACATTTTGTGCCAAGCCGCCGCCGTGACTCGTCCACTCCATGTCGTACATAAAATCATAAGTGCCGCCAGACGAGGAGACTATTTGCGTTATTGAAAGCACTACTTCTGTGCTACTAGTTGAGGCAATAGCAATGGTTGGATCACGAGTTGTAACGTCACTGCTCAGCGCGTTTAACAAGCCTGCGCTTCCGTTCCAAAAAAGTCGGAAGGTTTTAGTTCCCGTACCAATGTCTACTCCGACATCATCTAAAACATATTTTAAAGTCAAAAGACCAAAGATATTTCCGCTTTGACCTTTAATTTTTATAAAGTTTGTTGTTGTAGCACTAGCGATTGATGCCTTTTCAGCTACCAGCCTAACAGCAACGGCTCCCGCATTATCAGAGCAATAACGCTCTGCGCCGTTTGCATCAATGCTTAACCGTGGATTACCATCCCCATCAGACAAGACGACGTTGTTGCTTGAGGTGCGAATATCTAAGCTATCTTGATTTCCGTTATAACCCCCAATGATTACGTTCTTAGAGCCTGTAGTAACCAAACTACCCGCGCCAAAGTTACCTGTACCCGCGATAGTTCCGGTGCCTATGAACGTGTTGTAATCACCAGTAGTAGCAGCGCCACCCGCCTCTTTGCCCACAAACGTGTTAAAAGTGCCGTCAGTAAGTGCATCTCCAGCAAGACCGCCGACAATGGTGTTGTTGGTTCCCGTGGTGACTGACTTACCAGCCTCATAGCCAACTGCAATATTGTAATTAGTTGTTGCAGTTGTAAAATTTTGAGTAGCTAAAGCTTCTTTACCAATAGCAACGGCATTGCTTCCAAGAGTGTCAGCAGTAAGAGCGCCTTTGCCAATCGCTATATTTGAATTACCTTCCGTAAGGTGATCGCCCGCAAGACCGCCGATAAGAACATGCTGAACTCCCGTGGTGACTCTTGCACCTGCTTCAAAACCCACAGCCGTATTGAAAGTATCTGTAGCGGTAGTAAAGTTTTGACTACCTAAAGCACTGTCACCGATAGCTGTTGATTTGCTTCCTAAAGTGTCTGAGCCTAAAGCGCCAAAGCCCACTCCTACGTTTTTATCTGCATCCGTAAGAGCATCCCCTGATATACCTCCAATCAGCGTGTTCTGGGTTCCCGTGGTGACTGCCGCTCCTGCTTGCATACCAACGGCTGTATTGTAAGAAGTGGTCGCAGTTGTAAAGTTTTGATTTTGTAACGCGCTTTTGCCGATAGCGACATTTTGAGCGCCTTGAGTATCTGTCGTTAATGCCTCAACGCCCATTGCCACGTTATTATAGCCGGTGGTTAAAGCATCACCTGCAAGAGCACCAATAAGGGTGTTTTGGATGCCTGTGGTGACTGCCGCTCCTGCACCATAGCCGACAGCAGTGTTGTACACATTTGCTGCGGTAGCGGTATTTTGTGACTCTAGGGCGTTTGACCCCACAGCTACTGATCTGCTACCAACATCATCTGCGCTCAATGCACTTAAACCGATAGCGACGTTATTTGACCCCGTGGTTAGGGCATCTCCCGACAGACCGCCAACAAGCGTATTGGCAGTTCCCGTATTGATTAACTTACCACAATCATCACCCACGGCTACGTTGTACATATCAGTAGCTGTAGATGGGTTTTGAACTGCTAATGCACTCGTCCCTATCGCTACACTGCGACTGCCCACAGTGTTAGTGGTTAATGCGTTATAACCCACTCCAACATTTCGGTCAGCATCAGTAAGAGCATCACCTGCAAGCCCACCCACAATGGTGTTCTGAACTCCCGTGGAGATTGATAGCCCAGCTTGGTGACCTACAGCGACGTTGAAAGAATCGGTAGCCGTGGTGAAGTTTTGATTCTTGAGAGTCTGGAAGCCTAAAGCGGTTGATTTGCTTCCTAGCGTGTCTGCCTCAAGGCTGCTCATGCCCACTGCAACATTGAAGTCTGCATGAGTAAGAGCCGTTCCCGCCAAAGCGCCTAACAAAGTGTTTTGCACCCCTTCAGTGACTGCATCACCTGTGAGATAGCCTAATGCAGAGTTATAAGAATCAGCTCCAGCATTTAATGTCTTGAGGGCTTGAAAGCCAATTGCTGTGTTAAAACCATTAGCATCTTCCGTCTTCAAAGCCTCAAAGCCCACTGCGGTGTTACTGTCACCCGTAGTCAAAGCCGTGCCCGCTTCATCGCCTACGACCACGTTATAGTTTCCGCCAGAGGTAATGCTGTTACCTGCGTTGACACCTATACGGGTGTTGGAAGTACCTGCGGATGCAGTGATGATGTCTGCACCGTCTGCAAAGGTTACGTCTGCTGCAAAGTTTGCAGCGCCGTCTACGTCTACAGCGTCGAGGTTGGTGGTGCCATCTACATCAAGATCGCCTGATACAAAGAACGATGGAACAGATAGATCAGTAAACGCATCAACCATTGCAGCGCCTGATCCAGCACCGTCACTGTAAATCGCTTTGGTCTGACCATTAGCGATTGTGATGGTGGCACCAGAACCTTGTTTGATAATAATGCTTTGAGATCCGCTGGTTGCGTTCTCGATGAACCAGAGCTTGCTGACCGTGTTCGGCCCTATAGTGATGGTGCAAGTTGAATCAAGAGTGCCAGTGTATTTGAGGAAGAGACTGCGGCCCGGATCAGTAGACCCATCAGCAATAGTAGTAGTATGAGTATCAGCATTCGTCGTAATAGCTTCGGTGCCAAAACTAAATGCCTCTGCAATCAACTCAAGGTTGGTGTTTGTACTGGTGCCCCATGTACCTGCCTCATCGCCAGTAGATATCTCTTTCAGGCGTAAATCGTTAACGTAAGTTGCCATTTATCTTCTCCGACTTTTAGTCTTAGGCTTTGGCTTCTTCATAGACGCCACATGCTTCTTGAGCGTTTCAGCTTGCTTCTTGTGTGTCTTAGAGGCTTTCTCTAATCCCTTAATAACTTTCTTGACCCTGCGTACCATTACGCTACCTCTTCCCAATTCGGTGTTTGACTGTCGGTGACAGCAGTCCAACTTGGTGTTTGACTATCCGTTATAGTACCCCAGTTGGGGTCTTGGCCATCATTTATGATGCCATAAACAAGGAAATACCCTATCGCTCCTGTCGCTGAAACACCCGTGACAGAAACGTTTGAATCTCCTGCAACGATAACGTTTCCAACAGCGGCGTCACCTTGGACTCCAGTAAGAGAAACATTTGCCGTACCCGTGACCGTAAGCGAACCAACCGCTCCAGTCCCAGCATTGCCAGTAACACTAGCATTCGCATCAGCGGATACAGTAACCGTTCCGACAGATCCAGTGGCCGCCACGCCCGTGACAGTCGTGTTTGCTGCACCAGAGACTGTAGCTGTTCCAACCGCCCCTGTGCCCGCGACACCAGTCGGGGAAACATTTGCCGTACCCGTGACCGTAAGTGACCCAACGCCGCCCGTGCCTGCGACACCGGTAGTACTGGCGACCGCCGACCCTGTCGCCGTAACTGTTCCAACAGCCCCGGTTCCTGCCACGCCTGTGACAGCGGCATCGATGCTGATGAGGACTGTGACCGACCCGACAGCGCCTGTCCCAGATACACCTGTAACTTGAATAGGCGCTTCTTCGCCCCAAGCACCCTCACCCCAAGTGCCTCTGCCCCAGCCCGTGACATTAGCCATTCCTTATGCGATGCGAATAATCGCATTCGATGCATCTGCTGCGGGAAACTGGATAGTAAAATCACCGGAACTAGATGATTTATCTCCCCCAAAGTCCAAGGCACATACCGCAGGATCACCGGAAGCACTGTCATTGAAGATCAAGGCTCCACGAGCGGTTAAAGTGCTTGAGCTAAACGTCAAGTCAGAAAAGTCTGTTATGGCAGTAGTCCCATCGTTGCTAGGATCGACACGAGTGAGTGAGGCACCTTTAGCGGTGTATCCAGTGCCCGATATTTCGTTAGAGGTCGTGTACGCCGTAGTTCCTGCGCCCAAAGAAGCGGAACTTGTGTACAGAGCAAGATTGAACGTGCTACCGCCCGTGTTTTTGAAGTTATGAACTGCCTCCAAAATTTCTTTTTTGAAAGTCGTACACATCGCTGTCGTTATCGCCATTACAGACTCCTAATTATATTTGCCATGTCAGAATGGCCTTGTTTTTCCAGTTCCGCGATCAAAGTTGTTCTATCGCTCTTGATAGCCTCTTTCATGTAAAAAACAGTAGTTGCTTGTACCGATTCTTTAAAAGCCTCTGCCTGTTGCGCAATCAAAGGGTGGCAGTTACCGCCAACGCTCACAATCCTATCTGCCGCAGCTTTTGCCCAAAACTCGGGATCGTGTCCTTGGTCTTGGGTTGTCGCCACCACAACACTACCAATCTCTAGACTAGATGCCTCAAACAAAGCCAAGTTTACCCCCTAGCGATGTCATATCTGTATTCATCTCTCGAACCGTAACCTTCGCCCAAAGCCTTGAGTGATGCGACAGCTTGCGAGAACCGTTGTTCGTATTGAGCCGCTTCTTCTGGATTCTTCAAAAAAGTAGCCGCCTCTACTAGCGTGCCGTACAACAAAGCATCCGGAGCGTTATCAGACAACCAAGTTGTGCTGGTGCCAGAGGTGGTGGTCAAAGATGCAGGGCGGTACTTGTAGTGCAACTCGAACGCATAGTCAGACGCAGGCGTTGGTGCTAGCAAAAAAGTATTGTCGTCGAACAGGGCGTAGTACTGCGTAGGACCAGTGGTATTAGCGTTTGGCGTGTATTGCCGAATAAACGTCGTATGTTTGAATAAAGGATAGGTGTACACGCTCTCGATAATCAAAGCCAAACTGTAGGACGCCAAAAAATCTGATGGAGTGGCTAAATAAGGGAACCCTGTCGTAGCGTTACCCGTAACGTTTTTGCGAAAAACGGGTAAAGAAACGTTTTTGAGTATGCGTTCTTCAGCTTCTTGAATGAACGTGTCTAATTCGGCAACAAAAGTTGTTTCGGCGCTTTCGCAGTAGTCTTGTACGGCAGATTTCAAGGTAGCTAAGGTAAAACTCATGTCGTCACCACCGTTACTTCACCAACAATTCCAGAAGCTTTTACAGGCACAAAAGGGTTGATCCCGACAACAGGCACGCCGACCGACACAACCATTGGCTCGACTCGGTCTGGCCGGGGATTCTTTAAAGCTTGTGGGTCGTCTACCCTTGGCAAAGGCAAGAGTTGCGGCTGTTTTGGCTCAAACTCGTCAAACCCAACAAGACTACCGTTCCATTCTTTACGCATGCGATTAAGCTTGTAGCGGAAACCAGAACGATCCGAGATACCGTAAGCATTTTTACCTGATGCAAACCCCATGGCTACGCTCCGTATCTATACGTGGGAGGTGATATCTTGAAGGACGCACGATCTCGGTCCTCCTCCATGGCGCGTATCATCTCTTCTTCATAAATTGCTTTCAGCATGGTCATCATCTGGGGATTTTTTTTCATCGACAGATAATAAGCTAGTCCCGCCGCTAAACACGGGTAAAACCGAAACGGAACATCCACCGTATTCGTAAAGGCGTCTGCGTCTTCAATCCTAGTCAGGCGATTAAACTTTAGGATGTCTGTGCTGTTGTCTGGCACTGGCCAAATTTTTAACACCGGAGTAATTTGTCGATCAAGAAAAAATTGATTGGGTCTGCCCGTCTGAGTTTTTGTCGGTATGTTTAGAAATTCAGACCGACTCAAACGGTCAATGGCAAAATCTGTGCCGTCACGGGTAACGACCGTTGACAGTATGTCAATCGTGGATTGTACGTCAGATAGATCTTGAACAGCAGAAACAGTGGTAGTGGCGGCGCTTGTGCCCCCAGTTATCGTTTCACCGTTAGAAAAAGTACCGACCGGGATCGTTGTGGCCACAGAGGTAGTTGTAGGCTTGCTAGTGATTGACGCCGTGGCGGCGCTTGTGCCCCCAGTTATCGTCTCTCCGACCGTAAAACTAGCGGAAGCACCGACCGACAAAGTGAGAGTGCCCGCCGGGTATTCGCTGACACCCGACGCAACTGTGATAGAGGTTTGATCAATCGTCCACTGATTTAAGCCTCTGTTAGCCCAATCAGCAAACAACAAATTCATGGATCTTTTAGCCGTTTTAAGGTCGTAGCCGGTCCTAAGCTCTAGTCCGCAACGCTCAAACGCTTCTTCAATGTACTCGGCTACATCAATCTCAAAATTTTTGCTGCTACTCGTTGTCATTGTATAAGTTATCGAATACACGGTTCACATCAAGCACGTAGTCTAAATCAGACTTCGAGTAATGTATGTGCGCCGAAGGCTTAAAATCTGGAGCGCCTGTACCCGTTTCAAACCATGCTGGGTGCGTTACTCGTACCCGGTTGTTTGGTAATGCAACGATGTTACCTGTCCACTCCCCCGCATCTAAAAGTTGCAGCACGTGACTTTGTTTGTGCTGTGCTGGGTCATCCGCAATTTCACTTTCAGTATAGTCTACTGTGAAAAGGTATTTCGCTGGATACATTTCTCCAGCAATTTTTGCCATCCAAGGGCATGGCGTTGCACGATCTAAGACATAAACAGCATGGTAGTGAGAAGAACAATCCCAAGGCTGGGCGTCATGTACCGCCATCGGCGCGGGCCATTCTTCCAACGGGATGTCCGCAACAAGAGCGGTGATCGGCATTCTTGCCCACATCGCTCCTCCGTGTACGGTGTCCTCTTCTTCACCATCAGCTTCTATGCCCGTAAAAATCATCTGAAAACTCAGGCATCTGCAAGGCATCGTTGTGACGCCTATGGCCATGGCGTGTAAAAACTCGCCATGGTATCCCTCGTGATTATGTGTAAATTCTTTTCGCACCCAGCACTTAAAGTGCGGAATGTTAGATTGAAGGTATGGCATATTTTATTTGCTTACCTTCCCACCTTGGCGATAGCCCTTAGATTTCATTTTGGACACCTTGCCGCCATTTTTCATGCCCTTAGACTTCATCATGGCACCGCCATTTTTCATGCCCTTAGACTTCATCATGGCACCACCGTTTTTCATGCCCTTAGACTTCATCATGGCACCACCGTTAGCCATACCCTTGCTTTTCATCGCAGGCGCTTTTTTAGTGGCTTTTTTCTTAGCTGTTTTCTTTTTTGGGGCACCGTTGCCCAGATTTACGACAGACATATATACCTCACAGGTACTTAGTTTTCTTTCTGCGGTTCTCTAGTACAGCCCCGCACCCTCTAGCGATTTCTTTGCGAACAGCGCCGCCGCCGCGCATGCCTTTAACAGTGGCTTTTTTAGTGTTAGCCACAACCGTCTTACCGGTTTTTCCAGCCTTTTTCTTTTTACGTGCTGTGGCGGCACGTTCCGCTTTAGTTAGAGAACGAGCTTTAGACTCCGGCAAACAACGATCAGGGTTCTTTTTATCTGGGGAAGTACCGCATTTACCAACAATGTTTCCTTCGCTGTCGATGCGAACCCAGTTCTGATCCCGCCATTTCTTCAGTTCACCCATTACTTTTTCTTCTTACTGCCCTTAGCATAATTAGGGTCTTTGCAATACTTAGACGCTGCCATGTTGGCATAAGCAGAAGGATACGTGTCAAATGTTCTCTTCGCCCATGCTTTACCCGCAGGGCAGATTTTACTGCCCTTACTTTTTTTAGACGCAGCACCGCCTTTTCGGTAGTACGTTAGACCTTTAGGCATGTCTCCACGTGTCATTACCATGCTTTGCAAGACCAATAACGAGCAGAAAACTTATCTTTAGCCGTGTCACAGTTGTGCCTAGCGCGAAAATTAGATCGCCTGCCCGGCTGATCTTTCTTTATCGACATCTTCGGGTCACCAAACCTAACTAGCTTGATTTCGCTTCCTTTCTTAGCAAGGACCGCACTTTTTTTGGCTTTTCCCGGAGTTCGTTTGGGCTTGTTAAAGCCTGCAAACGTTTCACCCCGGTACTTTATTCGACCAGAAGGAAGTCTTTTAGCATCCTTGGTTGTTGCCATACTAAGTTTCCTTACTAAAAGTTTTTCCTCAAGTACAAGATAACTGTGTACGTGTCTGCACTGGTGTGGCCGACGGTCGTAAATTTTACGTCGCCAGTTTTGCCCGACCCAGCATTGTTTGTGAGGCCACCAAACTTAGTGTAGTCATGATCGCCGCTTTGGTTTTCACCAAGCTCAATACAGAACAGGTCCGTTGAGGCATCCCACAAGATCTGGACTTTCATCCCAATGCATTGCCACCAAATACGTTCAATAGTAACACTCGTACACGCATCGCCATCGGCACTAGGCTGCAAAGCCGAAACATCAACCTTCGTGACGGCATTTTCACCAGAGCCGTCCGAAATGTTGGTCAGTTTCAAAACAGCGGTTTTAGGTCCATCCGCTAGCGTTTGTGAAGCTACTGTATCAGCCATAACTGCCTCCTATTACTGGTCAGCAAATGCAGGTGCAGTTGCGCTCGTAACAGTGCCGAAGATTTGATAATTAGTGGTATTCAAACCAACAATGGTTACGTCAAAGCCAGCGGGAACGTTCAACTGAATGCTGCTGTTTGAGTTTCCGTCAGAAAATACTGAACTAACTTCGTTATCACTGTCTAAGAAAGTAACACCACCGATGTAAAAGTTAGTGTTGCCGGGAGTAACGATGATCGCATCCGTTGCGTCCGCCGCACCACCTGCGTAAACAAACCTAAACACCGATCCAGCAATAGGAGCCGGAAGCGTATAGGTGTTGTCTTGCCCACCGTCTGGAACAAGAAGAATTCTTCCGCTGTGAGTTGCGTTCGTAAGGGTAACATTGCCGTCAGCAAGGCTTACTGGGCCATCACCTAAAGTAGCAACCTCTGTAAACGCGCCTGTCGAAGCATTTTTGCTTACGGTTTTGAAGGTACTTTCAGATCGTACCGCACCCGAGAAAGTCGTATTCGCCATGAGTATCTCCTGTCGTGGCTAGTGTCAGGCGCGGGATGCACCTGTCAGGGATGTTTTTAGCATACACAAAAAAGAAAGGGGCAACAATGTGCCCCTTCTTTTTCACAAGTTTTTAAAAACTTATGCGCCGGGAGTTCCGATAACGGATCTCCAATCAGAAACGCCAAACGAGTAACGTTCACGCGCTTTAAAGCGCATGTTACCCGTATCAAAGTCGCCTTCCATCGCAGTTTTGATGGGGGTTCTTTGAAACAGCTTGAAGCCGTTTGGTGCGTCTGTCTTGACGAAGAACGCGTCTGTGTCCGTGAGGAAGTGGTTTACAACCGCTCCTTCGGGCAGCATGCCCATAGACTTCAGTGCGTTGGTGTCATTGTCGGCAGTGCCGGGGCGCAGTGCTGAGTTCAAAACTCGCTCTGCAATAAACTGCAATTCTTTTGGAATGATTAACTTCATTCCGCGAACAGCAATTTTTAAGCCCCGCTCATCGGTAAAGCCCGCAATATCAATCAACATCTGCTCAAGAGACGTTTCATTGAGATCGGAGGCAGTAGCCAGTACGTTCGTCTGATTACCCGAAATAGACGGGTGATCTGCTGCACACAAAGCCGAGCCGTCACCGATAGGACTAGCAGTGCTGAACGCATTGTTCAGTACACTAGCTGCACGGATCTGCTTGGTTTGTGACATAGAACGTGCCAGCGCACGAGTGTAACGTGCTGCCAACTTGTCATAGAGATTGTCTTCGATAGCTTCCTCTGTGATTGAAAAAGCCAGCGCGATTGTCTCGTGCGAATACCGTGCAGTGTATGTTTCCTGCGCAGCATCAAACGAGATAGCGCCACCTTCTGATTTCACAGGGGCAGTACCAAAGCCCGAAAGCATGACTTCTTCTTCAAACGCGCGGTCTGAAGTTTCTTCGTCAAATATTTCGGCGTGTTCCTGATCGTAACGATCATATTCCAGCCCGAACAATGCATTTAGTCCGGGTTCTAGCTCTTTCGCTAATTGAGCGCGAGTAATAGCCATTTAGATTCTCCCGTTAAATGCCAGTTGTGGTGGCAGTGGTTTGTGAATCGAAACGCGCATTCGGAGAGTTGTAGTGTGCATTAATTCGCACAATCAACGGAATACCGGCTGCTGTAAAATCACTGTTGGCGTCGTCATCGACGATACCCATGATCTTCAGCGGCAGTGTAGCCGTAGTTGCGATTGTAGACACACCCAACGCTGAGTTTGAGCGTCCGGTATCCGTGCTGCCGGTCCGTGCTGACGTACCAAGGCTTGCGTTAGCAAAGACTGCGGTCAGAGCGGTTGCTCTAGACGTAATCGTTGCATCGGTCGCTACTTGGAAAGTTTGCATTGGATTATCTGCAACGAGTGCCTTGACAGGAAAATTCGTGTCAACGCTTACGCTGTTAGATCCGGGCCAATAATTATTGAAAACGGGCTTTTTCGATACAGAATCTACATATTCAACACCCATCAACACACCTAGCGCAGCCGTTGTACCACCGTCAGTGGCACCAGCTTGATCGATCACACCAGCAGCCGTAGGTACTACGATGCTGAATTGAAAGATAGCGTTAGTGTTGTTGCTAGCAATCTCATATTGAGTAATGCCGGTTGAATTAGCAGAAGCTCCTACCAATCCGATAGGTCGAAGCCCGTAAGCGGTTTCTTGATTTGCCATGTTTTGCTCCTAAAAGCTTACTTACGAGGACCACCAAAAGTTACACGGGATTGACGTTCTGGTTTGTCAATCACCATAGTTGAGTGTGCATTCTCGCGAAGAACGTCCGTTTCAATGGCTTCAATTTGATCTGCATTCTTTCTTTCAAAATATTCAGTTCGTTCTGCAACCGTTTCCAACGGGATTCTTGCCAGAAGCAACCCGCCAACACCAAACACGCCTTCATATTTCCCTGATTCAATAGTAGGTGCCTCAAAATCCGGGTATTCATCGCGTCGAACAAGCTCATAGCCCTCTCGCATACGAGAAGAAATATTCGTCCTGTCCTCAAATCCACGTACTTCCGCACGTATCCAACGATGTTTGAACCCTTCTGGCGCAGGGGGCGCGTCTAGTTTAGACGGTGGACTCCACGGTTTTCTTTTTACCTGTGTAGCCCGTGATGATTTAGCGCGGGAAGTTCTCTTGATAGCATCAATTTCATCTTGTTGATTATCCGTCATTGTCCTTCCTTCACGTATTTCGCGTACTCTTCGAGTGGCACTCCCAATCTTTTGGCAATCGTTACTTGGCTCGGGGAGAGACGAACCTTTTTGCCGCGTCCTGATGAAGACTTTCCACGGGATACACCCGCTACAGACTGACCAGAACGATTATTTCGCGACACTTCCACCGATTCATCTGGGAATCTATGCGGGAAAGCATCTTTCATTCGTGAATCTAGCGCATCATAGTAATCATTACTAGAGGGGTCAAACCCTTCTTCCTGCACTAATTTCTTGTGTAATCCAAACGCCGCAAACGTCATCGCGTCGTCTGTACCAAACCATTCGTTTTTTGAAGCCCAATCCTCTGCCTTGGGGTCTGGGGCAGCTTGAGTGGGAGCCGGAACGTATTGTTGCTGCTCTTCTTGCTGCTGCACGTATGCCTGCTGCTGGGCAGCTTGTGCTTCTCGTTGCGCTTTAGCTTGCGCATGCTTGTCCGCAGCAATGGTTAGTTGAGCAATTCGCTCTTGCGCCGACATTTGGCGATCTACATCACCTGTTTCAATTGCGCTTTTAAGCTCTTCTTTTGCCCTTGTTTGCTCAGAAACAACACGATGACCGTATTCTGCCAGATAATTCTGGTCTAGATTTTGGAGTCGTTGCTTTACGTTCGTGTTTTCACTTTGCACCGTTTGTGCGTAACGGAGTGCTTCTTCTCTTTCGCGCTCCGCTTCTTTTGCACGCTTGGTAAGTTGGTTTATGCGTTTTTGAACACTTTGACTGTACTTTTCATGTTCGTCATCGTCTCCAACCTGCGCAACCTGTTCTTCCGTTGCCCCCGCCTGCGCAGGCGCTTCAATCTCTACTTCTTGCGCTTCTTCATCAAAATCTAAATCCACTTGGCCGTCATCGGCCTCATGGGCAGCTTTTCCTTCACTCATCTGCATGTCCCTCAGTTATGGTGTAAATCATCAGGGTCAAGAATTGTGGCTAGAATCTCATCATCATTGAGAATCCTAACCTCACTGCCGAACCTAGCAGCGTCTTCATCATTCAAACGAAACCGTGAGCCAGCGTAGCGAGCAAAAATCACCCACTGCTTCTCTTGGCACCACGCCCCGTTTGGAAATCTTTTGCCGTCGTATGCATCAGGACCCAGACGAAGCACCAACCCTACGTTTGTTTGGATTGCATCTTCTTCTAATGTCTTGGTGTTAAGAATAATACCGCCTTTACTACGCGTTCTGCCTTTGAAAGGCAGCAGTAATACGCGCCAGCCAGTAGGCTGGGGTAATCTGTCTATGATTGCGGCGTCTATAAGGGTGGGATCAAGTACGCGCTCCTCTTCAGGAACGTATGCTTTGGAAATATCCAAAGGCTTTGTCGCATCAGTCATCAAATGATTCCTGTCTGTCTAGCATTTCAGAAAGTTCTACAAGCATGTAATCGCAAGCGCGAATCTCGCCCATACACTCTCTGTAATGTTCCATGTCTTTTATCCCGCCTTCCGACAAAAGTGCCGTAATTTGGGCCTTGCGATCTAGCAGCGTCCTACGAACAAACTGCACAATATCGATACCGTCCAATCAAGTATCCTCAATGTCTGACGATATCGGATATTGTCGCTTCTTTATCGCAAGAAATCAAACACCCTATGCACTTGTGAAGCGTGATCCCCGCTCTGCTGCACCCATGCCTCGTTTCTTGCCGGTGGTGACCTTAGCAAACATCGTATCCGGAGTTGGCTCTTCGATGGTTTGTGCGTAAGGAATGCTGCCTTGTCCTTGGATTTCGGCTTTGCCTACAGGCTTGGGCGGCTCTTTGATCGGCCCACCCATAATTTTTACTCTGCTCATACATCACCTCGTTGTTGTTTCAATAGTTCACGCTGCATACCTGCGTCGATTCGAGCAGCCGTCTGCGTTTCTTGGCTTTGCAAGCGTTGTTGGAACTGTGCTTCACGCTGGGCAAGTTTTTCTCTTTCAAACTGTAGCTCTTGCTGCTCCATCGCCATGTCGTTCTGCTCTTGCTGAGACTTCAATTGCAACTCTTGCTGCTTGAGTTGTATCAAAGGATCTGGCCCTTGCGGCTGACCCGCATTCTGGATCTGCTTTCCTAAATCCACAAGTTGCTGCGTACCTTGCGCCACAAACTGAGCAACCATCATCTGGTACGGCTGATTCGTTGCTGGATCTGTCAACGTCACATTTGGATTCTGCTGCATAAACGCTTGTTCTGCTTGCTCCTCCGCTTGTAACTGGATGTGGTTCAGCAGGTGTTTTTGTATCGATAGCTGCACATTAGGCATCTGAGAGGCCATACCGCCCGTCACAAACAACAAATGTGATTGCATATGTGCGGCGTGGTCTTGACCCTTAAAAGCCTGTAAAGCCGTGTTTTCGAGCGTATCGATGTTTTCTTGTGCAGGGTCTTTCGGCCCAATCTCATTTGGCGTATCCGCCCGCAAGATCATGTCTGAGTTTTTTACGCCCAACGCGTCATACACTCGGCGGTATACTTCTGGAATGTTGTGGATGTCCGGAGCCTGCATAGCCATCTGTAGCTCTGTCTGAGCCAAAGCAATGCGCTGGCTTTGAGAAAAGATATTCGGGTCGGAAACGGGCAACACGTCTACTCTTTCATCAAAATCCTCTGCTTTAACCGTCGATTCAGCCCCCGGCACCTCATAGGGGTACACAGGCGGCAAACTCTCTTTCATCACGCGCGCCAAGATCTTGAATTCAGTCTTCATGGCGTAATGCAATCGCTTATGCACGGCGCTCATTACGCGCGTGCCTTGCTCAATCATAGCAATGGTGGTGCCGACAGCCGCGTTGGGGTTGGCATCGCCCACTTTCATGTCAGTAATCGTCGCGAACCGTTGCCCTGCGTCCACCACAAAGCCCAGTAGCTGGAAAAGCGTGCCGTCTGGACCTTTAAACGGCAAAGGCATCAAACTGTCTCTAATCTGCCCTCCGGGCGCGTCGACGTCTCTAAATTCACCCGGCTGTAGGGGTGAATCGTCGTCCCTGATCCGCAGGCCGCGTGCCTTGAAGCCAGCAGGTAAGTTAGAAAGCGTTCCTGCATCAATCAATTGACGCAGTGCAGCAGTCGCGGTGCGCGATAAACCACCTATAGTATGAATCAAACCAAGGCCGTAAAAGCCAAATCCCGGCAAAAACTTGTAATGCACAAAGTACTGAATCTTGTTCGTGAGAGGATCTTCTTCCTCATAGTTACGCCGAATCGATAATACTTTGCTGTTTTCTTCGCTGATTGTGACGATGTAGGGCACTTTTATGCCCGTTTCTTCACCTTCTTCGTCTTTGTTTTCGTAACCGGGTAAGTCCAAATCCGCATGAAACTCAAGCAAAGTGCAGTCGTAATCGATATTTGACGCACTCATGCCGTCAATATAGTCAGTTTCTTGGGAAATACTGTCCGTGTTCGGCTGGGAAGGCAGCACAGGAACGTCACGATAGAATCCGCTTACTTGCTGTTTGCGCAGGTCGTTCATCGATATGCGGACCACGTGCGCAATACACGGGCATGTTTGTAGGTCAGACGTCTCGTAGGGCACGACTAAGTGCTCTGCTGGTACAAATTTACTGACAGGACGACCTAGCGCATCGTCAAAGTACACTTTCTTAAAAGTGCTGCCCGCCAGAGGCAAATTGAACAGCATCTGATCAAATTCTGGGGTGTATTCCTCCATCACGTTAGTGATGTAGTAATTCATAAAATTCTTTACGCGTGTGGCCTGCTCAGACTTGGAATGTGTCGTTG